TTGCAGCACTTGTACCCAAGATTTGATAACCATAAAATACTTCCTCTGGAGGAGTTTCCTCTGAATATCTACAACTAAGTTTTGGAAAACCACTACCTTCCTCAGTTTCTAAGGATAATCTAACCACTGCTGTTCCTGCCATTTTATTTCCCCTTTTTTATTCGTCTATATAACCTACTCTTAGATTTATGTTTAGGTAAATTTTTTGGTGTACCATATTTATGTGCCCATTTTTCGGCAAGTTTAGGATGCCTTGCAAATAAATAACGTCTTTGAGCTTCACTTTTAAACGGCATAAAATTACCCTACCTTTCGACGATAATTAAGACGCCACAGTAAATTGCCTATCTCTTTTGCAATTCTATCAACCTTATCTTCTATCATATTCCAGTCTGAGGCGTGGAGTGATTCGTGCAATAAAGTAACTAAACCAAGTTTAGCTCTTTTACTATTACCATAAGGTAATCCGTTTGGAAGTCTAATAGTTGGTTTTTCTTTACCACTTCCACACAAACCCTCTATTTCTTCTAAATCAATATTATATTTTACATCATTGAAAACTTGTGTATGAACTGTTTTCATTTTATGTTCTCAAATATCATATCTAATTTATATTTTGCCAAAGCTATAATAGCAATATCAGCAGTAGTACATAATGAAATTCCATCTGACATAGGTATACTACCAATTAAAATACCAATTATTTCACCCTTTTCATTACATACTGGCCCACCAGAATTACCCGGCCAAGCCTGAGCATCAACTTGTAAAAGACTCTTTTCCCCTAAACCTTCTAACTTTCTATTAAATCCTGCAACTATTCCTTTTGTAAGTGTAAAGGCTAACTCATTTCCAAAAGGGCAACCACAAATATAAACAACATCTCCATAATTCAAGTTACTGTTTTTTAATTTCAAAGTTGGTAAGTTCACTGCATCAATTTTAATAAAACCAATATCTGCATCGGGGTAATTTTTACAATAAAAACTTACAGCTTGATATTCTTTACCATTAAATAAGGTAACTTTAATACTTGCAGCATTTGAAATCATATGACCTGCTGTCATTATTAAACCATTTTCATCAACAATAACACCACTACCACCCCAAACCAAGCCATCAGCAACAATAGTTTCAACATATACTGTTGACTGAACAATTTTCTCAGGAATACTAACAGGTGTACTAATTCTTGAAGGTAAGAAAATTCCAGCATAAATAAAACCAATACTAACTACCAATACTATAAAAACCCTTATCTTATTCATTGTTTATTTCTGTTTATTTGAAGGACTTGATTGTCCAGCACGGTAGCTATTTTGATATTGTGCTAAATTTGCCTTTTTACTGGCATCTGTTGCCCCCATACGGTCATCTGATTGTGTTTTATTTGACTGTTGAGGATTATAATTCCCCATATTAACTTCTTTAACCACTGCCGTTTTCCAAAAATCAGCAACATCAAGACCAGAATATTCTGTAAGTTCTTTACTGGCTTTAAGAATATCCAGTTCGAGACCTTGTTGTTGGGCCAGAGGCAATACTGGCAAAAACCAACCACTAAGAAGTTGTAGAATTTGTTGCTGTCTTTGTGCTGGATTAAATCGTTGCATAGAATATGGTTTAACATCTATGTCATAATCATTAAATTCCCCCTCTTTGGACATCCTGTCAAAGATTTCTTCAACCTCTATAACACCACCTATATTTTTTACAACACTGTCCTGAAATATAGGGTCTGTCCAAATAATCTTAGCTACTTTTTTAAGATTTCTTTTTATAAATCTGTAAACTTGATTTACCATATCATCAAGCATTTTAGAAGCATTAGCCATTAACATTTGTTCTTGACCTAATGTCTCAGCTTGACTATTTCTTCCCCCCATTGTATAAAGATTTCCACCTTGAATTGAAAATTGACTTTCTATATAATTTACCCATTGATAATTCTCAGGATTAACACCACCAAATTTAATCTCTTTTATCATTTCAAGATTATCAACTTTTACATCCCCACCATCGGATGCACTTTTTATTCTTTTAACATCATCCACAGCTTCCGATTGCCAAGCTAAAACTGATTTTTCTCGTTCAGCTTGATTTCTCATCTTTACTGCTAATTTGTTAATTGCAGTATCCATATCTATCCAACTCCAAACTGGTGGAATTGGTAAAGGACAATCAGGTAAATATTTATAACCAAGTACATCAAAAGGATTATCTTTTTCTTCAACCCTTCGTAAAATTCCATCCCATTTCCCATCTGGGAGTATGGTAATAATTTCATCCTGGTCTGGTAAATATATATCAATAAATTCAGACCATTCTTTTAATGTATTAAATTCCTCTCCTGTTATATCTTTTTTTGTTATATTATCTGGTGAATGGTCTCCGTGCAATATAAAATCCACTCCTATATGGTCTGCTGCCTTTCCGCCAAAAAACTCTTTAGCCATTTTAGTAGGCATCCTATATTTATGACCTTCAAATTCAAAATCAGAATGTCTCTTAGCAGAAACATCACCAATATAATCTGAATCATCAATAACTTCAATATAAGGTTGACTTATTGCTAATTTGTTATTTTTCCACTCAATCTCATATTCGGACATCTGCCCAACTTTAACTACTCCAATTCCGAACATAGAATTTATTATAAGTGGCCTTAAACAATTATCTACTAAATTATAATTCTCAACCCAATTCTGTAAAGCAAGTTCAAAAGTTTTTGAAAATGGTTTTAATGAAATTGGCTTAGAAGTTACAGATACAGTAGGATTAGCCATTGTGAGATAGGGAACAATAATTCCCATCCCCCTGTCAACAAGCCGAAGAATATGTTGTTCAGAATTATTTGTTTTGTCAAAATAACCAGAAGCCCAATATTTTAGCATCTTATCCCTATGTGCCAACGGTGCTTCTATCATTTTATTCCACGCAATAGTAGCTCTTTGTAATCTTTTGACAAAATTCATCATTCACTCAATATAAATATTGTTTACTCTTTTTTTCTAATTCTGCCAATTCTTTAGCTTTTTCTAATCTATAACCATAAGTACCCGGTTGATAATTTTGTTGAATTTTAATAACTGCTTTTGGTTGATGTTTCATTGCTAATACTGCCAGACCCACAGCAATTACTCTATCTCCGTGAGCATATTTAGCTCCCGAAGTTTCCAACTGTGCCGCAGCTAAACCAACATCAATATTACCTTCAAAAAATACATATGATTCCAACTCATTTATAAATTGTTCATCGTGTACTTTTATTGAAGTAAACTTACTACCTGGTCTAAATCTCTCTAACAATGCACCAGATAATTCATTCAACAAGTTTATCTTTGTGCCATTCATTCCCTTTGAAGAATACCATCCAGGTTTCTTAGACTTCTTTGGATGTCTTAATTTCTCATTAGTATCATAATAAATAAACTTATATCCCAGTTTTATGATACGCTTTCCAAATGTCTCCCCAGGCCCATTAGCTTCCCAAATTAAATATGACTCTTTAGTTCCACCACCAACCCATTTACATAAAGCATAAACTTGTTCTGCAAAATCAGCCACATCAATATTTGGATTAACATATAATCCAACTAATTCACACATATTAACATCAGTTATTGCAGCAACAGAATTGCTTGCTCCTGTTCCACGTGCAATATCACAGGATACAATATAATTATGTTCCTGTTTGGGACGACCCTTAATTAAATCCCCCCACCACTTCACTGCATTTACACTGGCCGATGGTTTTATTTGAACATTAGTTACTTTTGTATCAACCACATCATATTTTACATCAAGAATATTAGTTGGTTCTGATTTATCCGCATTTTTTATTCTTGCTATTAAAGCAAAATCAAAAACCATATCACTTGAACCAGATGGTATTCTCAAAATATTCTGGCACAAATCTCTTTTATTACGTCTTTTTTCCTCTTTATCAAACCAAATACTTCTTGAACTATTAAAATTATTATCACCACCATCGGCAATAAAATCATAAGGTTTATAATCTTTCCAATCAATATCAATTATTTTTATTGAATCTTCTTTACTAACTTGGTCAAAAACTCCTGGATAATTTTGATGATAATACTCAAGGTCTATTATCTGAATCTCACCCTTTTTATTACTCTTATAAAAACCCTCATTTTTAGTAGGATTTGTTTCCCAACCTAATATAAATTTTTCAATC